TAACAATTTCAAAATCACATTGAATTACATCACCTGCTTTTAAATTAGGATTACAAGGAATTTGTACAGATAAAACTTGACGGAATAGGTTATTATATCTAATTGTAGATTGTGCTTGGAACTGTTTTGGATCATTCTCTATAGCACCTTCTCCCTTTCCTGACGGAGTAAGAGTTCCAATATCTAATATATCATAATGAGTTCTAGTGAATTTTTTAACATCTGGAATGGGTGCCTCTTTTCCTAATTTCTTCTCAAGTTTTACTGTTTCTTTCTTTGATCCAGCTAATACTTTTTCTGATTTTTCTTCTTTTTTTCCGTCAAGAGGTATTTCTACTTCACTTTCTTTAAAATTGTAAGGATTAAAATAGATATTACGAACTATATAAGCTCCAGATTTTAATGCATTTATCAAACTCTGATTCTTCTTAATAGAAGATGCTAATATCTTATAATCATTATCATCATTATCTTGATTAGATTTTAATACTGCTGTTTTAATATATGGATTACCTTTATTAACTGCTTCTTGGTCTATTAAATTATCAATTGCTTTAAATTTAAACCCATCTCTAGTTTCATAAAAGAAATATCCTGCAATTCCATTTTCTGGTATAGATTTTGATGCCAACCATAAAATTACCTCAAAAACATTATTACTATTTCCAATAAAAGGATAACTATTTTTAGTTTTATCTGACTCAATTTTATCAATTTTTAAATGCTGTTTTACTAATTGTGTAACACTATCACCAATATTTCCTTGTCTTTTTTCATAAACTATCGATTCTTGATTTGTTTTTGCTGCCTGTGAAAATAAACTAAGAACTATTACTTGCCGTTGAGATTGTTGATCAGGATTTGAAGCACTATTAACTAAAAGTGCTTTTTCATCAGTAGAAAAATCAAGAGTTCCTAATTTGGATGCAATTTTAAATTTTACTCTTTCTCCTCCTGTTATGGGCAATCCATTATAAACAGATGCAAGTCTTTCTTGTCTATCATATTCTTGTGAATAATTTACAGCTCCTCCAGTATCCATAAACGTCATTGTTGCTGTAATATTTGGAGATAATAGACTCTCATAATAATCAAAGCTAGTTGTCTTACCTTGTAGATTGATTTCTTTATCATCCTTAATAATACTAAGAATATCGTATTTTGATGCTGATGCTGCTGATTTTGACATTTATTTTAAGACTCCCATATACCAGATATTGTACTAGAAATTGCTTGTTGATTTGAAGATGAATCTACTGGAATTACTTGAGAAACTGGAAATGGTTGAATTACAGGTTGAGTTGCAACAATAATAGTATTTCCTCCATCAGAAACTGACTCCAATCCTTGTAAAGATTTTTCTTTCTTTTTGATTGGAGATATAGATGTAATATTATTTTGTAAATTTACATTATTTTTTATTTGATTAGTAATATTATTATTAATAGGAGTATTATTAATCTTTGATGATTGATTATCCACCTTCTTCCGATTTTTCCATTCTTCACTCTCCAAATAATTACCTTCTGGATACACCTCTACTCCAATACTCTTCTCCCATCCATCACTTGTCCGTGTACCAAGACGAGATTTAGCTTTAGCTGGTGTAAAGGTACCTTTTTCTTCAGTAGAAGAAGATTTAGATAAAGATGTATTAGATGAATCTCCCATTGCTGGACCTTTTACTTCCAATCCTTGACTAGAACTAGATGTATCAGATGAAGTCTGAGTAGATGATCCAGAAGATTGGTTCTTTTGATGTTCCTCAAGTTCTTTCTTTGCACTTTCTGATCTCTTTAAAGTTTCTTTACCACCTTTACCTGCCAGAGCATCTTTTATCCATTGAAACTTATCTCGTATACTTTTAGGAATAATATTTTTTACTTCCTCTCCTTTCTTTTCCAAAGATTCTACATCTTTATCAAATTTCTTTTTCTTTTCTTCATGTTCTTTATTACCACCACCTGTAATCTTACCAACAATATTACCTATAGTTTTAAACCCATTGGCAATACTTGATCCAATATTACTAATAACACGTACTACACCCATTATTTTTTCTATTATAATAGGTAAATTATTAACCAAAATTCCCATCAGCATTAAAGATCCAAACTGCCACAATTTACTAAAAATATTCATTGGTCCAGCAGCAATAGACTTTCCAATATTACCAACAGTACTTGCTGTCGATTTAAGTGGAGATTTTTCTAATTTTTTTTCCTCTCTTCCTTTTGCTGCCTTATCAACTTGTTTATCTAAGAATTTTTTATTTTTAATTCTAATTTTTGATAATGTCGCATTAGAAGTTCCAATAGAATTTTTAATATTTTCTACAGTTAACTTTAATTGTCCAAGAGAAGCAGGTTTTGATGATGCTTTAGAAGCAGGTTTAGGTACATTAAAATTAATATTTGGATTTTGACTTTTATCTGTCGATGATATTATAGATGATAATCCACCACTTTCCATTTGTGTACTATCACCTGGTCTCTCTATATCTTTAGATCCTTTTTTTCTTTTTCCTAATTTATCCTTACCACCTCTTTTAAACATTTTGCCCGCCATTTTCTGACCAGCACCTGTTGCTGCTTTCTTCATTCCTCCTTTTGCTAATCCTTTAAATACTGCTCCTAATGCCATAATATTATCCTACACGTAAATCCCATATATTGATGGTGTCAAACGTCTATATGGATCTATTCCATTAGTGCTTGATATATTTGGCGCCTCAGTTGCCGGACCACCCGCTCCTGGTAATTCTGGCATTTTACCAGTAATTGCAGGAAGATTAATTGGTACAATATTTGTTTTTTTAAAAGATTCTTGTGATTTTAACTCCTTATTTTTAGTACTTCCAGTTATTTTTGGAGTATCTTTTGGAATAGTAGATACAGGTTTACTAGTTTCTTTTTGTTCTACAGTATCTACAGTATTTACATTATTAGTACCAGATACTAATGCATTATATTTTGCTCTAATGCGTTTTTTCTCATCATTAACTATTTGTTGTGTTTCTTTTCTAAAATCTTTTATTAATTTTCTTCTCTTATCTAAGTCTTGAACTGCCATAATTTTTGCCCACTCAGGGTTATCCATAGATTCCCTTTCATTTGTTAGTCTATCAAAAGTTGCTCTTATCTCTTTATTCCTTGCCTTTGTAAAATCATTAATTCTTGTTCTCTCTCCCTTAAACTTATCTACTGCTGCTTTTTGTTCCTCATTCATATCGTCATAACTTATATCTGTCCATCCCGTAAGTGTCTTATCAGATTTCACTGACCATTTCTGTATTCCAAGCAATGTACGACTCTGAAGTCCAACAGCTTCTAACTCTTCTTTATTACTTTTTTTTGCTTTACCTATATCAGTTTTTCTACCAGTTACTTTATCAACTACCCACGAACCAGCTTTCCAAAGTAAAATTCCGGCAGCAATTGCAGCAATAATTTTAAGCGTTAATGGATTCAATAATAATAAAAAAGCAGCTTTTAGAATTGGTAGTCCAATTGATAAAGCACCAAATATTCCCATAAGTGGTCCAACTAATGAAAGTGCTGCAAGTGCTCCAATACCAGCAAGCATCCATTTCCAATTATCTGCCATCCAGTTAAACCATCCTTTAACCTTTTCTACATTCTTTGGATCTTCTAGCCACTTAAATACATTATTTACTAAAATTCCAGTACCAAGAGTTGTTATAAGTTTCCATATTTTTCCAAACATTCCTTGCACAGGAGCAAGTGCTTTAGAAGTTACTGTCTTAAGTGCTCCACCTATTTTCCTTGCACCTTTTTCTAATCCACTTTCTTCCTTTCTAAACTTAGCTTTTGATACTGCTTTTCTTGTCTGTTCTGATTTTGATTTTTCAAGAGTAATACGATTTGCAAAATCTAATGATAATGCACTGCCAATATCTTGAAGGGTACTATTAATTTCTCCTAATAATTCTCGTTCTTTAGAATGATTACTTTGATGAGTCTTTACAATACTCTTTAAAAGACTAATCTTTTTTTCATTTTCTTGTACACTATTAAGAACAGAAACATCACCCTTAACTCTACCCACCAGAGTATCAGGTGTATCTAATAAACTTGAAGATGAAACTGATGATTTCGGTCTTGATATAAATGATGATGCGCCAGCAGAAATTTTTGCTGTTGGTGCAGACGATTTAAATGGAGATTTTATGTTAGTAGTGTTTAATTTAAGACCAGTTACTGCCATTTTGTTGTTGCTGTTTTAGATTTTCCTCTTCAATGTGTTGTTGGAGTAGAGAAATATAAACTTCTCGTTCCCAAGGAATCATATTTTCTATCTCTGTTAATGAATATTTATGATGCTGAATGAGAGCAAAATTAATCTTGTAGTATGACTCAAGACTAGTATGAGCCATACCTAAGTGAAAAAAGATGCCAGACCTTCTAATACCACCTCCGATTCTACTTCTGTCTTGGGATTTTTAACTACAATAGTATGTGCAAGTTTTGGCATTGTTTCGAAAAACTTTTCAACTTGCTTAAATTGTTTTGTATTTAATTGTTCGAGAAATTCTTCAAGTTCTTCTCTAGTTGAATCAGATGCATTCCAACTCTCTTCTTCATTGTATATCATATCAATACATGAAACTATTACGTTTAAAGATTGACGTACTTCACTTTCATCAATAGTATCAAAATTAGTCTCAATAAATTGATCCAAAGAAGGATACTTAAGTTTCATTGAAAGATTATTATCAAGTTTGATAGTATTTCTATGTGTCTTACTCTTTTTAATTTTAATATCATCAAGAGCAATTTCCATTTCAACTTGAGTCTCACCATCATCAGGACAAGTCACATTCACTTCCACAGTTTCACCAACAGACTTGGCACGAATATTTAAAAACAAATATTCAATATCAAACGTAGAAAGTTTTTCAACTTTTACTCCTCTTGTAATAATACAATCATTTAGAATTTGAACAATAGCATCAGTAATTTGTTTTGTATCTTCAGACTCCATTGCCATAACTAATATCTTTTCTTCTCTTACCAAAAAAGGACGATATTTAATCTTCTTTCCAGTCGAAGGTAATTCCAATTCAAAAGTTGGAGTATTAATTTTTGGTAAAGGCATAATATGCTAATAGCAAGTCGTAATTTATATATATGAGTTTTTAAAATTTATTTATTACTCAATGCATCAAGAGCACTTTGTGTCTTAGCATCAAAAACATAAGAAGGAGTACCAGTTCTATCTTTTACAATCGTTTGTTTCATATTATTCCTCTGTGCATCAGTGAAATTTTTAACATCATACCTTCTATTATCTTGTGTCAGATCTTTATTCCCAAATTTATCAATAGGATTAGAAAGATCCATAAATGAACTTGTTCTAGATTTTTTATATCGTCCTTTAGGATTCATAACATAACGATCATAATTAAATGATACACTCACCTTTAAAAGATCAGCAGGACCATAAGATACAGGTATTGCCGTTATTGTTTTAGGAAATGCATTTATAAATTGATAATCTATCTGTGATTGATAATCCTTTTCAAATTTTGATATGTACATTGATTGTACTTTGTAATTATCTGGATATTGAAATCTTCGATAATAATTTGCACTTAATTCACTAACTTCATTCTGAGATCCACTTGAAATATAATCCATCCAACCTTCAAAAATCATTAGATTAGTATAATCAGTATCAATATAAAAAGTAAAATCAATATCAGTGTATATACGAGTATGAGCAAATTCTTGTGGAATACCCATAAAATTATCTTTTACTTCACCAGTTGCAAGTGAACTTGTAGGAAGTGATGCATCCGAACAAAGAAGTCCAGTCTTTCTAGATAAAAATTCACGAGGATCACTTATTCTTGTGTATCTGACTAGATGTTCCAAAATATTCTCATTTAATATAGAAAAAGATACAAGATAATGATTGGTTTGTGCAATATTACCAACGAGATCTTTCACGTCACTCATTGTAACTTTTTGAACTATCCTATTTGCCACTCTAAATACCTTATGAAGTCTTATATTATTAGTTATTTAGATGGCTTATAAAGGAAGATATCAACCAAATAATCCATTAAAGTATAAAGGTAACTTTAGAAATATAATTTACCGTTCTTTATGGGAATTAAAATTCATGAAATATTGTGATAGTAATCAAAATATACTTGAATGGGGAAGTGAAGAAATAATAGTTCCATATCGTTCACCAATTGATAATAGATACCATCGATACTTTCCAGACTTCTATATTAAGGTACGAGAAAATACAGGAAAAATTAAAAAATATATTATTGAAGTAAAACCCCAAAAGCAATGTATAGAACCAAAAATTCAGAAAACGAAAACAAGAAGTTATGTATATCAAGTCTGTGAATATGCAAAGAATCAGGCAAAATGGAAAGCAGCAGAAGAATACTGTATGGATAGGGGATTGGAATTTAAGGTGCTCACAGAAAATGAATTGGGTATCAAATAATGAGTCGTATTAGATCAGTAAGAGACAATCTAATTGGAACTGAAGACCCTGATGA